TACCATTGCCAACTCATTAGATGATGCATCAGCATTAGTAGCATGGAAAATGCGGATGGCTGCGATAGGTTTAACAACCAGACCAGATATATTATTATCAATTAGTGCAGCACAAGAAGATAAAATGGCAGTTAACTCTTTGATTGAAGATGCTATGCAAGTAGCAGGTGCAAACAAAGCAGCCAACATAGGCACAGCACTGCACTCATTTGCAGAACGTTTAGATTTAGGACAAGACTTAGGTGTAATATCAGATGAATGGGTGTCTGATATAAAAGCATACGAACATGCAACTAAGATTCTCAGCAACAAGTTCATTGAACAGTTTAGTGTGTTAGATAAATACAAAATTGCTGGCACACCAGACAGAGTTGTTGAGTATAAAGGTGAGTTATTTATTGCAGATATTAAGACTGGTCGTATAGACCATCCTAATAATATTGCAATACAGTTGGCTATCTATGCCAACGGCTTGCCGTATGACAGTGGCACGGCAACCCGTGGCACATGGGGCGAAGTAAACAAAGATAAGGCAATCATTATCCATCTACCCGCAGGGACTGGCACGTGTAAGTTAATGTGGATAGATATTAAAGAAGGCTTTAAGGGTTTACAATTAGCCATGAAAGCAAGACAATGGAGAGACCAAAAAGGTTTATCCAATCCGTTCGAACAGGAGAACAATGAGTAGCACAGAAGCACCAATTAGTATCAACCTTAAAACATCAGGTGGTACACAGATAACTCTGCGTGGAGAAACACCAGAGCAATTCGCAGATATGATTGCAGTAGGCATTCATACAATAGTTGATGCAGTGACAGAAGTAGAACTAGCAGTCAAAGGGACAGCAGCAAGTAAGCCTATGTCCGTAGCAGACATTGCCTCTAGTTTTAATTCAAACATCTCATCCACAGAATCAGGTGGAGAAGAAACAGTAGAAGATAAATGGGGCAACACTTGGGTATACAACAAACCAGGTGCACCATCATGTGAACGTGGAGTTATGGTTCTGAAGTATGGCAAAGCACAATCAACTGGCAAACCATATAAAGCGTTTTACGACCCAGCAGCAGGACCTCGTTGGGATGGCCCAAAGATTCCAGCAGAACTACGGACTAAGCCTATCTTTGCTTAGTGTCTAACAATAAACGGGGGCTGAAGCGTGGTGCTCAGTCCCCGTTTATACTAAAGGAGAGTAATGAAAACATTAATTAGAAGTGTTAGTAATACAAATGTGGGTGGAGAACCATTACCTTCAGTCTTTAAAGTCTTTGAAAATTCAGGAATTATATTACGCAGAGCAGAAGTAACAGTAATTGCAGGCACGCCAGGTGCAGGTAAGTCATCAATAGCATTGGCTATTGCAGCAAAAACTAAACTACCTACACTTTACTTTAGTGCAGATACTAATGCACACACTATGGCAATGAGATTGATTGCAATGACAGGTAACATCAGTCAGCAACAGGCAGAACAACTAATCAAAAACAACCCAGCCAAAGCCAAAGAAGTTCTATCTCAAGGTAGCCATCTATTCTGGTGCTTTGAATCCAGCCCAACCTTAAAAGATTTAGACGAAGAAGTATCAGCCTTTGAAACTATATGGGGCAGAAGCCCAGTGTTAATAGTTGTAGATAACCTAATGGACATAGCAATGGATGGACATGATGAGTTTGGTGGGATGAGAGCAGCCATGAAAGAACTTAAGTATCTTGCAAGAGATACTAACGCAGCGTTGCTTGTGCTACACCATACTAAAGAAGGATACGAAGGCAGTCCATGTCAGTCAAGGTCATCAATCCAAGGGCTAGTCAATCAGATACCAGCAATGGTATTAACTATTGGGCAAATGAAACAAGGGGATATGAACTATCTATGTGTAGCCCCAGTTAAGAATCGTTATGGTAAAGCAGACCAAACAGGTAACAACTATGTTACCCTTACATTCAACCCTGAATCTATGTATCTAGATGATGTTACTAATACATACATTCATCAGCAGCAGGAGTTGGAATGAGTAATCCTCGCAAAGCAAAAGGTTCCAGTGCCGAAAGAGATGTAGTTAATTGGCTAAAGAAATGGTTCCCATACGCAGAGCGTAGGATTGCAGGTGCACACCTAGATAAAGGAGATATAGCAGGAGTTAATGGAGTAGTAATAGAGGTAAAGAACCACAAAAAATTAGACCTATCAGCATGGGTAAAAGAATTAGAAATAGAAATTAAAAATGACAAAGCATGGACAGGTGCAGTAGTGCACAAACGTTCAGGAAAAGGGGATGTAGGAGAATGGTATACAACGATGCCAGCAAAAATATGGATAGAGTTGATAAGGAAAATCTTAAATGATAAGTGAGTTATTAATTTTACTTACATTATTTCAACAAGAACTAATAGGATTGTTGTTGTGGATAAGCACAGTATTGCTGCCTATTTAGAACACTTAGGCGCCACCCTGCCAGCCGTGGGGCATGGTTGGCGCAAGATGAAGTGCCCATTTCATGGAGATACCCACGCATCATCAGCAATTAACTACGATGATAATAGATTCAAATGCTTTGGTTGTGAAGTCCAAGGTGATGTATATGATTTAATAATGCAAAGAGAAGGAGGAAACTACATTGAGGCTATCAAATTCGCAGAGAGCATATCTCTTCCAGGCAGCAGAGGAATACGGAAAGCATCTACATCTGGCAGAAAGTTATCTTTCAAGCCGTCATCTATCGGTAGAAGAGGGCAAAACTTTTAACTTAGGTTTTGTTAAAGACCCAGTTCCAGGACATGAAGCCTACAAAAATAGGTTAGCAATCCCATACATTACCCCGTCAGGTGTAGTTGATATTAGATTTAGAAGTATCAACAATGGAGATGAACCTAAGTATATGGGTGTGCCTGGCGCTAAGACTACAATGTTTAATGCACAGGTTGTGCTAACAGCAGGTAGTTATATATGTGTAACCGAAGGTGAGTTAGATACAGTTGTGTTGTCAGTCAAGACAGGACATCCAGCCATTGGTATACCTGGCGTTAATAACTGGCGACCATACTATACTAAAATACTAGATGACTTCGAAACAGTTATTGTTTTAGCAGATGGAGACAATGCAGGTTTGGAGTTTGGTAAAAGATTAAGTAGAGAACTACACAATGTTAACCTATTACAAATGCCAGAAGGACACGATGTTAACAGCATCATTATACAAGAAGGAAAGGACTGGTTGGATGAGCGAATTAGAAAATGTTTGGGACAGTGATGAAGAGTTTTGGGATTTTATAGGTGATAACAAAAAGTTAGTTGGCTTAGCAATCTCAGATGGACAAGGGTTAGACATACTCAATGCGCTAAAAGATATATATGTAACAGTTATAGAAGACCCAGAAGGTTCTATGCGTATGCTTACCCTGCTGGCTACAGTTATCTATGCAAGCAGCATAGGAGAAGGCAAACAATTCACGGATGAGATAAGAGTTATATCAGCAATGGAACAATTTGACACTAGCATGAAAGGAATCTTAGATGAAGAATCCAAGTGATGTAGATACAATACTTGATGAACTACGTAGTATTATGATGAAGAAGCAAGCAGACTACGGACCCCTGAACATAGCCCTTGCCCCTGGTGGGCCGATGAATGGGCTGCGTGTAAGGATGTATGACAAACTGGCTAGGCTAAATAACCTAGCGGATAAGGCCGCCACGCCGAACTTTGAATCTATTGAAGATACCCTGATGGACCTAGCAAACTATGCCATAATAGGACTATTGGTACAAAGAGGACAATGGGAAGGAATTAAATAATGTGGAAGATTAGAAATCCATTTTACTGGATAGATACACCTAGAGAAACTGTGCTTGTAGTTTGTTATCGTTGCTCAAAAAACTTTCCAGCACACATAAATAATATACGAGTATATAATTATTGTTTGAATTGTAAATAATTTGAATACGCAGGGCTGGGTACAAGAATATGATTTACTTGTATCCTCCCTTGCCTCCGAATACTCACGCAAGTATACGATGCTTGAGGCAATGGATATTAGACAGACGCTATGGATGTGGTTTGTTACCCATCCAGTTAAATACACAGAATGGTCTAAGTTACCAACCAAAGATAAAGAAAAACTAATTGCTAAATCATTACGCAATGCAGCCATTACCTATTGTGAAAAAGAAAAATGTAATAAGTCTGGCTACGATATGTCCGACTTATATTATTATGATGCCTCAGTTATTGAGGCTTTCTTGCCATCTATCTTGGCGGATAGTTATGAAATACCTACAAAAATTAAAGACCTCAACTTTCAGTTCGGCAAATCAGGAGAAGTAACAGATGGTAACAACTGGTTAGTTCTTAGGTCAGACATAGAAAAAGCATTCAACAAACTAGCAGAGGCTAAACAAAATATTTTACGACTAAAATTTACAACGGAGAACAATGAGTGGAATGATTTAGCCAAGGAATTAAATACATCTGCTGATGGTGCACGTATGCGTGTTACCCGTGCAGTTAATTCGTTAGTCAGAATTTTAGGTGGATGGCGTTCATACAACGATACAGACACCATAGAAACTGAAACAGAGGATAACGATGAGTGAAGAAACTCCTAGAGAAATAAGTAGTTTGTTTAAAAAAGATTACAGTA